AGTCGCATCCGATCCACCGCTTACGCCAAAACCTGTGCCAGTCTTATTAAGCATTAACCTTGCTGCTGCTGGAGTATCTGCTGCGGAAATATCGGTTGGAGTACCTTCAGTACCAGAGATCGTCTCAATTCTTTGAATGACTGGATTGACTTTAATTGAGTCACGACGAAGAATCGTCATTTGTCCTGGGACAACAACTGAGCCTTCTTCATAGATGGATTGACCGAACCGTGCTACTTGATTCTGAAGAATCGATTGAGCTTGGTTTAGTTCGCGAGTCTGTACCGCGTACCCTGGACGAAAGAGAACACGAAGGAATTTCTTCTGCTCATCAAAATCATCAAAGTAAGGTGAAGTATTAAAATTTGTCATTGTGTTCCTCTAGTACTCCAGCACTAATGTTATCGTTTCGATCTGATCGTTTCTGCGAGTGATTGCTTCACGATTATTTATAAACAAAATATCACCGGAATATGGTTCAACCTCAGGATTTGTTATACTTGCGATAGTTCCTGATGCACCCGATGATAGTCCTCTGACGGTCTCTCCTACAGAAAAATCAATGTAGTTGGATACGTCGTTACCACGAATAACTCTTAGCTTATTGGATTCAAATACGTCAACCTGAAGTCCAATTGCACCGCTCGTTTCACCAACGATTGTATCATCGGCAGTGAACGGTACGTTTGATTCATTCAGCGTAATTCTATATTTTGCATCAAGGGTCTGAGCCGTTGATGCTGTGGTTGTTCCGTAGTTAAGTGGGGATTCCATCATACCGATTCTACGGAAATCGTTTGCGACTGTAAAGTCCCCTTCGCCCTCGTCATACGCGAATCTTAAGTTGACCAACGTGTACCTTGCAAGAAGTTCTCTTTCTGGCGATGCGCCGTGACCTAGGAACGGTGAGATCGTTGGTGTAAGAGTTGCTTCAGTAGTACTTGTGCCTACGACCTTTGCCGTGGCCTTTCTAAAATTTTGTCCTTGCTTACCGGTTGAGATTGATACGTCGGTAACTTCACCTGAGCCGTTTGTTGTTGCTTCTGCTTGACAGGATGACTGAACGATTGATGCAGTACCTGACGTATAACCAGAACCACCTAGAACAAGAGTGATACTTGATACCGCTCCATTCTCATCAGTGTTGGCTAAACAGAACGCAGTCTCTACTGCACCGTTGTTTCCAACCTGTCTAATCGCAACTGGTATGTTTGATTCTGGGGCATAAGGATAATTACTTCCACCGTCGGCTACGGTTATACCAACTATGGTTCCGCCATCAACGGTTAAGGTTGCTTCGGCTGAAGCGTTCTCGTTACCGTCTCCAGCAATGAACACTGGTATGGTTGTGCTAGCGGTATACCCACTGCCTGAAGTATTAATACGAATGTTCTCAATCGCACCTTTCACCGCGTTGTTAACAACGGTTTCATTTTCATCAATAGGAAGATAGCCTGGGACAAAGAACTTACGAATCAATGAATCGGACAAAGTAAACATATACTTCCACTTATATCCGTCCGCTTGTTTTGTAATACTGTTATCGGTGTGTGTTGGTTTAATAGTCGATGCAGCTCCGTTATTATTAGAGATACATTTATATACCTTTTTCTCGTCCGTGTAAATATAAAAATCTTTATCAGTTAGATCAACGTCTTCACGATACTCGTAATAAACCGTTGAGGTGGTCCAGTCAATTCTACGAAACCCAAGACGAACATCTTGACCGTCAATCTTTTTCAGAGCAGTCATATCATGCCATGCATCATACTCAGCTTTGATTGAGTTGTCCGGTGTGGGTGGAGTCGCTTCATCCGTCCAAGGTTTAGTGCGACCATAAAACATATAGAAACTGGATCCCGACGCCGTGACGGCTCTTACGAGATCCCTTGCATTCCTATACTGAAACTTTGTAGATAAACTGCTAGCCATTTTTTAATCCTGTGTAACGAATACTTCGTCGGTTAATCCCTGCGATCTCGACTCAGTGACATCTATAAACTCTAGGTTAAAGTCCTCAATACCAACATATGCCTCAGAGAAATATACTTCTGTCTGAACCGTATAGTCCTGACGGAAACCAAGCGGAGTACTCTTAAGAACTGGACGTTCAAGTACTTCATACTCACTAGGTGCGACTGTTGCAGTATATATTACATTGGACTTAATGCTGTTATCGGCAAACTCGTTAAGACGAATATTACCAAAAACTTCCATACCCGCTGGGTGAACTGTTCTCTTTAATGCATCAAGCCATATATCAGTCGAGTAGTTAGTTGATACTTCATATGAATACTTTTGATAGAACTTAGAATCCTGAATCACAATTGATTCTGATAGCTGACCTTTGACTCCGCGATACTCACCTGCGGTTGTTACCACGGTGTCAAACAGTAAATCAATGTCTGCACCGTTACCATTCGTTGATGAAATATCTAAAGTTGAGTCTACTGCTTGGCTATCGTTTGAGTAACGATAAAGATCAAAGTTCTTAAAGTAAAAGATCTCTGATACGTTAGCGTCCTTTACGTGCTCAGGTGTATTACCTGCACCGTAGTTACTAATACGGATATCAGTGATTGCGCCGTTTGGATCAACGAATGATACAAAGGCATTAAACGAGAAACCCTCGAATCCTAATACGCGAATACGATCACCGGGAACGTATCCTGAGCCACCGTTGTTGATCTTAAATCCTGAGACTGATTTGTATATCTCTGCGGATAATCCACCAACTGCTGAAATTGTTTGTCCTGCCTCAAAGGTACCTGACTGAGTTCCTTTCACGAGAGTAAGTTCGAATATAACTCCGTCCGAATATACTCTACGCTCTACCTTATCAACCTTTGCTACGGCATCTGACGCAACCTGACGAATAACTTGTCCAGCGAATAGGTCAGCGTCTCCGGTCAACATGGATACTCTGAGTTTATCCTCAACGACCCAACGGCCGTCAGAAGGAATCAGTACCTGTTCCCAAGGATAATAAATCTCTACTACGTCATCAATGAATAGCTGAAAGAACGTTTTAACCGCGGCTTCGGAACCCTTTGATCTATACAGATCCACTACCTTTTGATAGAAAACCTTAGGTGTAGCCGCATAATCTCGTGGAACGTATAGCCCAATCTCTTTCTGAATACGCGCAAGAAACTGTTGTTCCTGCTGCCACACGTCACGCTGCTCGGGTAAAGTGTTCTGATAGTAGGAAGCCTTGTTGGTATCCTCAAGGAAATTAAGATACGCCTTAAGGAAGAGAACCAACTTTGGATAGCTTGCTTCTATATGCTCGGGTACGAACGAGTCTACGAGAGCCGATATGTGTGGTGCGATATTTTTATCCATGTCTAGACACTGTGTTATATCTTACGCCTGAGAATTCTTTACCTGCCGCAATGGAATCTATCTCACCCTGCACCGCAGTGTCAGCTGAGTCAATGGTCAATAAGTTATTGCGAATCGAAGCAACGTCAAACGAGTCAGGAATACACTCGACCTCGATAAAGTTACCTTGGAAGTTTGACGGATTGAACGCCGTCAGTATAACCTTGGTACCTTGAACGAAACCAGCGTTGGCTATGATCACCTCGGTGTTCGCTCCCTGTCCCTTTACGACCTGAACCGTTCTAGTGTTGTCAGCGTTCTTAATATCACGCAGACGACATGTGTTACCGTTAACCGTAAACAGTGTGGACTGATTGATAACTGAGTCCTCGGTGGGCGAACTGTATAGGTTCGTTGAGAAATCAAGTTCGTATCTCGTCGCAACGTTCAGGGTTGGAACAAATCTTTTCTTGACGTAGACCCTTGCGGTTGAACTAAGAATGGCCTCGTCGGTATTATCAATTGTTTTCAATAGGTTGGAGTGTCGGAACACACCAGAGAAAGTATTCAGAGTCGAGGTAGAGAATCCAGCGATCGCTGTCTTAACCGCTTCCTCGAGCTGTACCTTTGATTTAGTGGTCAGCGATGGGTTATACTTAAAGAACACCTCAAGTGAGATATAGGTATAGGAAGGATCCACGATCTCTGTTCTAATCGTTGCCACCGATTTTGGTTTTACGATATCGGTCAAAATGGTTTCACGCTCAACGGCCGATAGGATACTAGAGTTCGCTGGTTTGATCGATACGAATACCTTACCGTAGTCCGGTGGATCGTTGTCCTCTCCGCCCTATGCCTTGATCGTATCGATGTTAGCGAAGCTCTCCTTGATGACGGCCTCGAAGTCCTTGGGGGTTACGCATCTGTTCTGAGAGGCAAAGGTGATGGGTGCGTTACGTCGAATGGAATCATCCGCTTCTTTCTCGTGCCCACCAGCAGAGTTGGCCGAGGTAACCACCGTAACGTTGGTGTTGGTCTCGATTGCGTCCACGTTGGTAAAGAGTGATGCACCGTTTGCTTCTGCCTTGTTCGTTACGAGGTATGAGATCCGAATAAGGTTGGAGTTCTCCAGCGCCTTACCGAGTACTCCATCGCCGAACGATACCTCGAATCGACCGTCAGGATTCTCTGATACGAAGTAGACCCTGGACGTTGAGGTGATCTCTGTGATCGTCTTAGCCAGAACAAACGTCTTAAAGGTTGACGCGTCCTTGTTGTCGTAGACGTCCACCTTGAGCGTTGACGTATCCACATCGGGATCAGGGATAATGAATCTCTCCGTTGACGAACTCGTGTAGACGTACTCAAGGTTCTTAAGGGTTCCCTCGTATACCTCGACTCCAGTGAAGGCAGCGTTGGTCGTTGAGTAGTCCTGTATGGTAACAAAGTTGTACGTGGTACCAGAAGCGGAGGCCTTGAACTTGTGGCCACGGCTAATGTTTAGGTTCTGTGAGGTAGGAGAGTTGACGGTAACATTGACCACGGCCTTAGCGGAGGTTGCGCTCTTAGGCGTGTATCCTAACAGACGAGCATGACCCACGATGGATCCACGGGTCTGTGCCGTATCGAGAAACGTCTCGTTGATTCCTAGGTTGGCGTTGACCGCGTTGTAGTGGGTAACGTACGCCAGAAGGTTGGTGATCGTTCCTAGGGCAGAGCCCTCGAAGTTATAGTCCGCGAACTCTGGATCCTCGGAGAGGTAGTCGACCAGATTCGTTTTGATCTGCTCGAAGTCCAGTTCTGAAACTTTTAATCTTTTGTCTGCCATTATCGTTGTCTCTCAACCGTAAACTCGACCGACGTGGTCTGTTGCGTTGGTGTTAGTATCTCTAGCTCTAGGCGAACGTCTATGGCGTTCCTATCGGGGTCGGCGCTTACGACGACCTCCTCCAGTCTCACCCTTGGCTCGTAGTTCCTCAGAGCGGTTCTTATCTGTTCGGCCACGACCTCCTCGGTTACGGAATCGAAGTTCTCGAAGAGGTATGCCCTTACGTTTCCACCAAAGGCCGGCATGAAGGGACGCTCGCCCTGACCGGTGAGTAGTATATTGAGCACTGACTGTTTGACGGCCTCGGCGCCACGTTTCTTTGCCAGATCGTTAGTGACGGCGTTCTTACTGAACCCCAGATCAAAATCCGAGTAGTCCTGTGAACGGGCCAGTATGTCGTTTGCTGTTCTCATACGTTTATTTATACCCTAACCACCAGCGAAAACATTGGGGCTCCCAGAGATTATAGCGCCTGCATCGCAGGCGTCACCGACTCGGGCACACGGGATACCATTGACGAACACACTGGAGCTTCCGGCCTTGATCGTTTCGACGTGAGGAACACAGACGTTGCCTGATAGAATGGTATGGACCACGGTGGGATCACCCTTTCTCTCGACGCCCTTGGAGTTGGCGAACACGTTTGAGGAAGGGCTTGTAATCGTGGTGACACCGGTACAGGCGTGACCCGTACTC